GACGCCGCCATCACAGGACATGACCATGGCAATAGGTGCCGCGAACTGGAAGAAGCCACGCACGGCGCTGCGCAAATGGGGCCGCATGGGCGCGGTCATGTGCAGAACGTTGCCATCGGCGATCAGCAAGACACCGTTGTGGGCGGCGATGATGTCGCCCTGACCGGGATCATGCAGAAAGGCTGTATCCAGCCTGGCTGAGCTGTCGGTGATGCTCGCGCAGTCGTATGGACCGGTGCCTTCGTACTGCAGGTAGAGCGTGGCGCTGTTCAGGGCTGACACATAGAGTCGGCAGGTGCCGCCGGCGGGCGCTTGGGGCAAAGTGAATGTCAGCGAGCTATTGGCTGGCACATCAATGAGGATCTGCGCGGTCGTGCCACCCTCCTCGCCATTGGCGTCCACGAAGGTCGCAGCACAGAGGTACGAGCCGGCAGCAAGCGAGCCCTGCCCTACGGCTGGTACGGGCTGATAGCTCACTGTGGGCACACCCCACGGGCGCAGCACGCCTTCTTTGTAGCGCAGGCTCTGGTTCTCCGTGCAGAAGAACAGTTCACCGTTGAGCACGTCGCCCACGAACCTGCCGGCGGCAGTTATATCGGCGATCTGCTGGCCCGATCCGGTGGACTCGTCATAGACCATCAGTTTCGATCCATCAGCGAGCAGGATGCGGTCACCGATTGCCAGGGCGCCGCGGATATTCGCGCCCGCATACGCCAACTCGAAGCCGCGGCGCAGCTCGTACGCACCATCAGCCCGAGGATCAAGGTTGACGCTGTCGCGCACCGATCCTTCAGGGACGGATTTTTCGTTGGCGCGGTTGTTGATCCCCAATGGCCAAGGGCCGCGAACGATAGGATTGGATTGGGCCATTACCAGCTGCTCCGGATCGGCTTGGAGCAATCACCGCGGCGCAGGATGGATTTCTCAAGCGCGTTCTGGCATGCCTCTTCGAAGCGGCGCAAGTGCTCATCAGAACTGCCACGGTTGTAGGTCTCGCCCTCGTTCACGCGATAGGCCTTGTAGGCCATGAAGGAAAGAAGATGGCGGCGATCGCCGGGCAGCATGTCAGGTACCCGGTCGCACTTTTCCAGATCTTTCATCGGGCGCCGGATGACGCCGAGCCGGATTTCGCCGGCGGCATTCGGTTTGGGGTGTAGCCGCAGGAAGCCGCCACCGTCGAAATGGAAATGGGAGGAGCAGCCGTTGTAGGCGAGCCAGTAGCCGCCACGGAAGCCGCTTCCGAAGGTCAGCAGGTTGCGGCGCAGTTCGCAGTGGCGCTGACCTTCAACCCAGGCACCTACTACGTCGATAATGCAGGGGTCGAGCTCGAAACGATCTTCGCCCGCCACGTATGGGAGCAGAGTGGCGTCGCCCTCTTCGTCATAGAAGCTGCGCGACTCCTCGGCGAACTGGATCAGACCCTCATTCACCCAGCGCACCAACTGGGCGTCCGACCAGAAGTAAGGCGCGATGGTGTCCCTCTCGTCTTCACGGAAGGCTTTGATGAGGTCGCTGACCCGTTCGTAGGCCATGGATTATTCAGCCAGCGACTTTTCGAAGGCGTCGAAGGCAGCGTCCAGCTCGACCTTGGTCACGCCGAAGCCGGCCTGCTTCTTCACGGCAGCCAGCTTGGGGCGGCCATTGGCATCGACTTCATCAGCATCGTTACGCTCGATGACAGTCTCCACGGCCTTCAGGATCAGAGCGGACTTGTCATCGCCTTCGCCCAGGTCTTCCTCGGTCTCGATGCCCACCACTGTGCAGCCTTGGATGAAGGCTTCTTTGCGGAACTTGATCGGCACCGGCGAACCTTCTTTCTGATCCGTCGGATGAATGCGGTGAACAGCCACGCTATGCCCAGACAGAGACACCAGCGACAGGAAATTCATGCCCGAAGGCGGTAGCAAGCGGATATCGTCAGCCATGTTGTTGCCCCTCTTACGTGATAAGGCCCCGGCGAACCGGGGCGGATGGTGTTACTCGCAGATCTCGTCGGCCTTGCGCTCCATGACGTACTCGAAGTACACACGGGCCTGGCCAGCGGTGGCTGCAGCGCCGGTCTGAGCAAAGGTCGCACGCAGCTGACCTGCCGCAGGCGTGGTGAAGCCGGTGTCGTTGTTCAGCGCTTTGCGACCCACGGTCTTGATGTCGATGCCGGCGCCGTAGCGGTCGTCATCGGCAGCATCACCAATACGAAGGGTTGCGGTAGTGGCAGAGTTGAACGCGGTTTTCACGTCAACCCAGGCGCGCGTGATGGTCGCGCCCTTGGGAAGCGCGGCGATGTCGATGGCGGCTGCGGTAGCAAAGTCTGCCGGGACCAGATCTTGGTAGCCGATCAGTGGCCATTGGCGCTCGTAGACGAAGTAGTTCATGGTTCAGTCCTCTTGAGGGCTGCCGGGCCGAAACCCGGCGAGCGCTGTTACTGGCCGCTGTTCGGCAGGTAGTGGTCCACCGCAACGACGCCGAAGTCTTCAACAGACTTGTCGTAGGTGCTGTAGAACTTGGGTTTGACGAAGCCCACGAAGCGGTCGGTGGAGATACCCATCTTGGTGTCGTAGTCGAACATCTTCTCGACCCACGGGCTGCCGGATTGCTCGATGTCTGCGAAGCCCAGGGCTTGAGCGCCGAGCAGGAGGGTGCGGGTGCCGTTGACGTTGCCGCCAGCGCCCCACTTCGAACCGGCCGGAGCACCGATGGTGCTGTAGACCATGTTCGACTCGTGGATGATGGCGCCATCCACGGTCACGGCAGCGCCTGTGAACCATGGGTTGTCGTTGCCGCGCGCACCGGCATTGGTCAGGCCGTTCTGCCACAGCGGGTCCATTTTCAGAGCCGCCAGGGTGCCGGGCTGAACCAGCAGCACGTAGTACTTCTTGCCGCCAGAGGTCACCGGACGGATGTGGTGGCTTTTGGCGTAGGCGATCAGGTCCACGATCATCTTGTACTTCGGCACGCCGGCCGAGGTGATCGCACTGTTGTCGCCTGGGATCAAATTGCTGCCGTCCCAAGTCAGATAACGCTTGGCGGAGGGGGCGCTCACGTCAGCGGCGAAATCCAGGCTTGGGAAGGCAGACCCGACTCGGTTGCTCCCGTCAGTGTTGAAGCTGTACGAGATACCGGAAAGAGTGAGGATCGCCAGTTCGTCGACACGGTTGGCGAGCCAGTAGGCCAGACGATCCTTGGCCACGTTACGGAAGCTGATGACGGAGCGCTGCTCGGCCAGCTTGCCCTTGGTGCGAACCTGGTTCGAGATCAGGTCGATTTTGATTTCCTGCCACGAGGATTGCATCTCTTCCTCGTTGCCTTCGCGCCAGTTGTCACCGACGATGCCGTCACCGACTAGGTCGGCAACCATGGACATCAGAGCCTGGGTACCCTTTTCGGTCTGGGTCAGCTCGGTGATGTGCTGGATGATCGCGGAGGTGCCATCGCCCAGGAACTTGTTCACGAACATCTCTTCGCGCGCGGCGGTCCAGACTTTTTTGGACCAGTAGATCTTCTGCTGCGGCTGCAAGGCCGCAAAGTTGGTAACTGCCATGAGGGCATTCCTTTTCTGGGTGGTATTCGTGGTTCTGGGTATGTCGCCACCCGAGCGAGGACAGGATTTAGGCGCTCCTGAGGCGCTTGAAACGGGTCAGCTTTACGCCCTGATGGCGAGGACACCGTGACTCGGTGAGCGAGCATCTGGCCGATGCGGGGCTTTCATGAACTCCGGAATGGAGTCGCGCATCCGTGCGCTTCATGTACGACAAAAGCTAAGTTATGTGACTGGATTGGACCGTCAACCCACAATGTCACCGGAAAGACGCGCCTCGTCTTCCGGAGACAAAGCGGCCATCTCCTTGGCGGTCATCTTGGCCACGTCGAGCTTGGCGGCTCGGGCGCCAACGCCTTCGGGCTTGGCCGGAATCCGATCAGCGCGGGCCAGCCCTTTTGCCAGATCAACCTTCGGCTCTTTGGTCGACGGCTCAGGCGCCACTGGTTCGACCTTGTATCGTGGACCGACTTTCGATACCGCTAGGGTAATGGACTCGCCTACCGACTTACCTTTGGTCGTGTAATGGTTCGCCAGCGCCAGTACTTCCTCGATCGCCTCGGCATTTGGCTCACTACCCTGAGAGTCCAGGAACGGATAGGCCTCGTAGGCCTTTGCCACTGCCAGGTCACGCTCAGCGGTAGCTCGGGCCAGCTCGTCCTTCTCTTTGTTCGCGGCATAGCGGCGGTCAGCGGCCGTCTCCGCTTCACGAGTGGCCTCGGCACGCTCTTCGCGGCGGATCTCGGCGCGGATCTGCTTAGCCTTGGTCTGGTCGCCGTCTAGGATCGCCGCCGAGTAGCGGTCTTCGGCGTCGTCGAAATCGTAGGCCTTAGGAGTCTCCTCTTTCTTCGGCTCCTCCTTGGCTGGGGCTGCACCCTTGCTGCGAGCTAACTCCTCTTCGAGCTCGAGGACACGCTTGCGGTAGGCTTTGGCCTCCTCGTTCACCTCGTTGAAACGCGAATGAGGCACGGTTTTGGGCTTGTCTTCGCCCGCCAGCGAAGCGAGGACTTCTGGATCAATTTCATCGTCACTATCTTGCTTGGCTGCAGGCTTTTTCGCCGGCTCGCCCTTCGGCTCGATCACGATGTCATCGTCGGTCGGGATGAAATTGTCGCCGCTCTCATCCACTTCGTTGTCTGGTGTGGTGGTGTCGACGTCGTCGTTGATGTCCACGTCGATTGCTTCGTTCTGTTCGGTCTTCATGTTGCGCCCCCTCAGTGAATTCAGTTATTTCGCGATCTTGGCCATTTCAGCCATCTTTTCCTTGGCCAATTCCTTCACGGCGGCCATGCGCTTGCTGTCTTTCTTAATCTCTTCGGCCCGCGCCAAGATGCGCAGGTCGTCCTCGATCTGCCATTTCTTGTCCACGTCCACTGCTGCTGACTTCATGCTGGTGCTCCTTCAATGCGCGGGGTTTCAATGCCGGCGTTCAGGCCAACGCCTGGGCTTGGCGGGGTGGTTGGATTCGTGTTTGCCGGAAGGTCCACGGCGCCCAGGGCGGTGCCGTCGTACTCAGGCACGATTGGCGCGGCATCGCGATCGACGTAGCCTGCGGACAGCAGGAGCGCATCGGCCAAGTCAGCTGTCGCTGGCATGGTCGCGATGGTCCCGGCGGTCTGGATGGCCGAGTACTGCGATTCGACCGACTTCGCGACTGTCTCAGCCTGAAGCTTGGCGGTCTGGGCGGCCAACTGGTCGGCCTTGGCCTGAAGGGTCGGATCGACAGGCGCTGCAGGCTGCTGCTCCATCGCGTCGACGATCTCCTGCTTGTTGGCCAGGTTCGAGTAGCGAATGATGAAGGGCCACGGGATGTTGGCGCCCTTTTCGTTGAGCTCGATGGCCTGCAGGAACTGGCTATTCTCGAAGGTGATCTGGGCAGGCGCCTCGGTAACGATGACGTCGTACTCACCAATGGTCAGATCGTTGAGGATGCGGTCATCGGGCTGCGGGTAGTTGATTGGGATTTCCTGCGTCTGCTCGCGGCCCCGTCCATCCACGTCGGTGATGCGGATGATGCGCGGCTGGTCATAGAACGCTTGGATCATCTCCAGCATTCGGGTCGCCAGCATCGAGCGGGTTCGAGCCAGGTTGTCCAACGGCACGGCTAACTGCTGCTGCGCGGCGTACTGACGCGTCTGGATGGCGATCCCCGACACCTCATTGCTCTGGTTGCCGGACATGGCTTGGTTAACGCCTGTAGCGCTCTCCAGTAGTGCGGAGGCGCGGTCGATGATGCGGTCGAAGCCGCTGGGCACCTGGTTGGGCTGGATCTTCTGCGGACGGTCGATGGCCTCTGTGCCCTTCTTGATGACTAGGTGCAGGCCTGTTTCCGCACCTTTGTCCGCCAGCTCGCCGTCAGTCATGTTCACCAGTGTTCCGGCAGTCGTCACCCACCCGCTGTTCGCCGTGGTGTTGATGATGTGCAAGAACTGGCTCATCGACTTGTTCAGGAGCTGCTGCGGGCCGATCGCGTCGTCTACCAGACCTCGTGTCTGCCCGCGACGGAACGTCGGGAAGAATGGCACCACGGTGAAGTGGTAGAACGGCGACCAATCGTCGTGGAGTACTTTGTCCTTGGTGGTGATCAGCCAGCGCACGCGCTTAACCCGACGCTTCTGTTGAATGGCACCCTGCTCCACCATTGACGCGACGGCTTCTGGGCGCATTTCCTCGACCAATCGGATATCGCCTGTGGGCGTGATGATTACCTCGGCCATGTCCATCTGCCAGAACTGACGGTCGACGATTCGATAGCGATTGGTCTTGTCGTCCTGGCCGGTGTAGCTCTGTGTGGTGTACAGCGAATCATCATTGCCGAACGTGCGGCGGTCGTCGTCCAGGCCGTCTGCGGAGAATTCAGCGCTTACCGCCTGCTCCTCGTCCATGGCCCGTTTGGCTTTGGAGCCGTAGAGCACTTCGATTTCAAGAGGGGTCAGCAGGCGCGTCACCACAACGTCGGTCCAGTCGTCCGGGTCGTAGCTGTTGGCGTCCGGATCCGGTATCACGTCCATCGGGTCGAGCACGTCAATCTTGATCTCACCCAGGATGCTGTCCGCGTAGCTCATGCGGATGTCGAAGTAACCGCGCTGCTGGATGATGCCGTCGCTGAATACCTGCGTCTCTTTGAAGTGGAGTTGGTTGTTGTCCGCGATCTGCATGGCCAGCTTGGAAAGCGTGCTGGCCGTCTCGGCGTCAGCGGCGCCAGCCCGAGGACGGAAGCCAATGTCCATGCGGTTGCCGATCTGATAGCCAACGGCGGAGTTGATCTTGTTCTTGATCTGGTTGAACTCCAGCGCAGGACGTCCGGCAGCAGCCAGAGCGGCGCGGTCTTCGAAATTCCACTGCCCGCCACCGCCCAAATAGAAGTTTTCGCATAGGCGTGCCTGCTCGATGTAGTCGGCATGGCCGCGAGTCGAGCCGTACACATAGCGGCTCCAGTTCTGTTCGGCCTTGGCCGCATCGTCCAGCTTCTCGGTCTCTGCCATGTCAGGCGCTCATCGCTGATTTGCGGGCGTTCCGGCGCATAAGTTGGGCCTTCCAGTCTTCGGTGAATGTGTCGTCGGCCGATACCGGCTCAGCGAAGGTCAGTGCCAGGGCGTCGCCGTCGTCTGGCGAGCGGCCAATGATCTTCTTGGCCTCTTCCTTCGGCAGGAGCTTGAGCTGGCCATTGCTGGTGTACTTGTCCTTGGCCACGGACGTGAGGTCGCCATGCAGTTGATCGTCATTGGGCACGCATGGGGTGATGTCGTCTTGAATCCACTCAGCCATCTCGCCCCACATCTCGCAGCGCTTGTTGGCGTACTTGCGCTGGTCAGAGGCAGCGGCACCGAAGTTCACGGCTGTTACCCGATCGCCGTAGCCAAGCTCCACCAGCCGGTCGTAGATACCCGCGCCAAGGCCGCCAATGTCGATAAACATCATGCGAATGGTTGGGTCGTCTTGGAGCATGCGGGCAGCTTGTCCAGCCACGGCCATGGTGTCGGGTACATGGTTGCGCTCGATACCCCACGCAACTCGGCCCTGCCGGTGGATAAACGTCGAGGTGTCGCCTCCGCGCGCCGGGTCAAGGCCGACGACGTGGGCGCCGATGCGCTGCATGTGCTTGATCAGCTTCTTGCGCGCCAGCGACACCTTGGTGGTCTTGATCAGTGGCTTATGGCCGACCTTCTGGAATGCCAGGTCAGGCGTAGCCGGATATTCTTGGTTGAACCAGTCCACGTCTCCGGCGAAGTCGGAGGCGATCTTGGCAGCGCGCCAGGCCATCTGTTCTTCGTCGAGGTCGTAGGCCTCCATGTATTCGTAGTCGTCCTCGCTCATCTCGAAGCCTTTCGGCACCGGACGGCGATAGCCACGCTCTACGAACCAAGGGATGAACACGGCCATGTAGTCGGACTTCCCGGCAACGGCCAGATCCCAGAACTTGTGATACAGGTTGCCCATACCGTTCGCAGTGGATTCGATGATGGCTTCGCTGCCCTCAATGAGGGGAACCGTCTGGCCTAGGCCAGCCATGATCTTCTGAGCGTTGGCCCAGAACGCCATTTCGGAGGCGTGGAGATATTGGATGGTGTCGGACCGGCCTGCGCCTGGGCTGCCTGCAGTGGCCACCTTGTACCCGCTGCGCAGCTTGGCGAATGACAGTTCGGTACCCGAGTTCGCCTTGATCGCCGGGCGGAGCGTATCGCTGCTCAGTTCGAAAAACGTCTTGGCCATGCCGAAAAGGTTCTGCGTGGCCGCGTCCAGGTGCGTCAGGATCATCGTGCGCTTGCCGAACCCCATGCAGGTCCGCTTGTAGAACCGAGCGGCAACGTAGGTGCTGATGCCCTGCTGCCGCCCCTTGAGCACGATAACGCGGACCAAGCCACGCTCTGCCCTCTGCTGCTCGATTCGCGCATGCAGCACCCGCTGCGCATCGTTCCACACGAACGGCATGATTTCGCCGTCCTTTGTGCGGATCTTCAGATTACGCGCGCAGTAGAGCTCATCGTCGGTCATGAGCTGGGTGAGCATGGCGTCGGCGGACATGGGTTACTCGGCAGCCTGATCTGCCAAGCGCTCCATCAGCGCGTAGCCCATGAGAGGCCAGATCTTCGCCAAGGCATTCGTTCGAGCTACCTTCTTGCCAATGGCAGCGTCGAAGTTTTCACGGCTCACGCATGCAGACTCACCGGTAACGGTGAAACCGTTGGCCAGAACCAGGACGCAGAAGGTCAGCCGATTGAGGCTGTCAGCATTGCCAGCAGGCTTGGTGCCCATCTGGCTTTCGCCAAGCACGCCCTCGCCAGCGGTGAAGTAAAACTCGCTGCGAATGCTTCGCTCGATATCGCCCGGCGTAACACGCGGAGCCGTCAGGCCCTTGTCCTGGATTTCTTGCTCAATCGCTTGGTCGCTCATGCCCTGCCCCTATCTCAATTATCGAAATGACGGAGCCGAGCCTATGTGACTGGAATGGGGGTGCAACAGGCATGAAAAAGCCCGGCTGGTTAGGCCGGGCTCTGGTCTGTTATCAGTGAGGGCTATTGGGGCCCCGCGGGCAACGGACCTAAATCGACCTCAGCGCCATGGTCGCGCATGCGCTCGACAATGCGAAGCAGGCTGTCTTCGTCTAGGGTCAGCAAGGCAGCCATGTAGAAATGCATCTGCATACCCAATTGCCGCGGATCTACGCCGCCGGTGTACTTCCGCCATTGCGCGCCTTGTGCCAGGCCAGCCAAATCCGCCATCTGAGTGCTGGTAAAACCGAGTTCGTCTTTCAGGTGCGCCAAGTCCCCCGCTGACGGCGGGTCA